CCTCATCGGGGCGCGCGGCGTCTGTGACCACTTGACCCTTGTCTAAGCGAGCGCAAGCGAGCACTAAGAAAGGTACACAATGAATATCAACGAAGTCCTGTCAAGCAGCCAACAAGTGATGGCCTTAGAATTAGCCGTCAGATCTCTCGCTGGTGGGGATGCTGCAATTGAGAATGCTGTGGCTGTGCTGGCTGAAGAAACCAGTGAGTCTGCAAGTTGAAACACGAGCATGATCAACTCTTGATCGTGCAAAAGTACGAATCGTTTGTGAACTACTTCTACCCTGTGGCACAGAACATCCCAAGGGCGCATGGAGTAGTTCGGCAAATGTTCGTCACTGACATGTTGGGCCAAGTCAACCTGTTCATTCAGGCTGGGAAAAATAATCAGGTCAGCAGGTTGTATGCAGCCGACGCTGGCTTGGCTCAGATGCGTTACTGGCTGAGGTTTATGTCAGATGGCAATAGGGGACTTATCACTATCCGTCAGCACCAAGTTGGTGAAGTGATGCTCTCAGAAGTAGGGAAAATACTAGGTTCCTGGATCAAGCGAAAGCAGGATTCAGGGAGGGTGTGATTGGGCACGCTGTGATACTCGGCGGGAACTGGAACGAAGCCGCGAACTCCGGCTCACGGACGTCGAACTGGAACAACTCTCCGACGAACTCGAACAACAACATCGGGGCGCGCGGCGTCTGTGACAGAAAGATTGTCGCTCTGTTGTCGATGGGCAACAGGCCGACCATTTAAGTGGTCAGCCGATCACACCTGCTTCGGCAAACACATTGCAGGGGTCGGCCATAAGGGGGAGTAGCAACATGATTGTGAAAGCCCTAGGCCGCGCCTGAAATGGGTACGAAGCACCGCAACCTCTATCACGACATGGTCAGCCTTGAGAGCCTGAATCATGCCTTTATTCGCGCTAGTGAGGGAAAGAAAGCAAGCCACGGATTCCTCGTATTTAATGAACACGCTCAAGCAAGAATCGTTGCACTCCATGTTGCTCTGGCTGAGCAAAGATGGCAGCCAGATCCACTGCGTAAGTTCACTGTATTTGAGCCAAAGAAAAGAGAGATCGGCGCACCAACATTCTCTGACCGAGTGGTGCATCACGCACTGGTGAGCAAAGTTGACCCAATCTTTGATAAGACGTTCCTGCCCTGGTCATTTGCCTGTCGCAACGGCAAGGGAACTCACGCTGGTGTGGCTTTCGTTCAGTCGCAACTTCGCAAGAACGGATTCACGCACTTCCTGAAAACAGATTTTCGCAGCTACTTTCCCAGCATTGACCGCGAGGTGCTTCACCAACAATTCGCTCGCAAGATTAGTGACCCAAAGGTTCTTGAACTACTCAATCGGATCATTCCCGCAACTGGCAAAGGAGTCCCTATTGGGGCGCTGACCAGTCAACTTGCGGCCAACGTGTACGGCAACATGCTTGACCATTATCTTCACCATGAACTCAAGGTGACCTTCGCCCGATACATGGATGATGTGGTTGTTCTGGGAAATGATCCCGCTGCGCTTCGTGAAGTCAAAATTGCCATTGAGGAATTCGGCAGGACTCACATGCACTTGGAGATCAGTCGCTGGCAGGCATCACCAATCAGTCGCGGAATTAACTTTCTTGGCTATCGGATCTGGCCCACGCACAAACTTCTGCGCAAGAGTTCGGTGACCAGAGCCAAACGCAAGATCAAAACCTTCACCGAAGAGAACGATCTAGAATCACTGACCCAATTTGTGGGATCTTGGAAAGGACATGCCGCCATGGCTGACTCAGCAAACTTAAGACGCTGGCTGAACAGGGAGTATCACGTTGCTCAATCCTTGAGAATGGTTCAGCAACAACCACGACCAACGCGCTCATCCATGCTCAGCGACCTAATTGGCGTTCAACCATGAGCGACATCGTTATCCCAACCAGTGAAATGTTTCATTTGCTCCAACAAGTAGATCGGAACTTAACAGTGGTGATGGGTAAAGTGGATTCACTGGTCGAATCGGCGAGTGACCACGAGACGCGCATCCGCACGTTGGAGTCTGAAGTCTCCCTTGATTCTTCGCTTGCGGAGGTGACGAAGGATGTTGCTGATCTTGCATCGCAAATGCACACGATGCAGCGCATCGTGTGGGGCATCCCTGCATCCATGCTGATTGCTTTTGCTGCTGTTGCTGTTGCTGTCCTGCGCGGCGTGTAAACGACTCACAACATGGAATAACGCACTCGTTATTCCACATTAACCAGCCACCTTCACGGGTGGCTTTTCTATTGAAGGGGCAACTGTGTACACACTCAAATTTTGGAAAGACGCAGCCGAGCGGGCAATCCGCACCGCAGCCCAGGCGCTGCTGGCGCTGTGGGCAACCGACGTCTCTGGTGTTCTCGCTGTGGATTGGGTGCAGGCTGGATCTGTTGCAGCCCTTGCAGCTCTGATGTCACTTTTGATGAGCGTTGCCGCTACCGGCACTGGTTCACAAGATTCTGCTTCGGTATTGAAATAACGAGAGGAAAAATCATGGCTAAATTAGTTCCCGGCGGGGTTAAGCTTCGCGCACAACTTGATGCACGATTCCCACGGCGTGACAAATCCAGCGATGGATGGATTGGTGATCGCGCGCACGCAGCTCGCGCATCTGATCACAACCCTGATCGCTTAGGTTGGGTTCACGCGCTCGACATTGACGAAAACTTTGGGACAGGTTTATTCTCTCGTGGCCGTAATGCGCGCGCACTTGCCGATCAAATGATTGCCTACGCTGCTAGCGGTTTACCTGGTAGTGACAGGGTGAAAAACGTTGTCTTTGAGAACCAAGTTGCCAGTGGAACGTATCGCTCTACTTGGTGGAGGTTTCGCGGCAGTGGGTATGGACACACGCAACACATTCATATTTCTTTAACGAGCAAAGCGCAAACCAACGGCGCACTTTGGCCGCTGCCGATTTTAGGTAAGACACTCAAGATTCGCAGGGAATGGGCAAGGAAACTCAAGGCAGCAATTTAATCGCCAGTTAAAAAAATCCACTACACAACGAAAGGCACATCATGACCGTTGATCAATCAGGCATTTCAGGAGTTGTTGTCGCAGAACTACGCGGCGAAGATGGTGAACTGAAGGCTAGTTGCGAGGTTCACAATATTGTTACTGCCGTTGGTGATCAGTACTACGCCGGGCGCGCTGCGTTAGGTTCGGGTCTACCGGCACAAGTAACCGTGTTCAAGCTGGGAACTGGTTCAACTGCTGCGGCAAAGACTGGCGCTGGCGCTGGGCTTGTCACTTACCTTTCCAACAGTAATCGCGCGAACGACGCAACCTTTCCTACGGTCGCCGCTGGCGTTGTTACATGGAAGCGAACCTATGCAGCAGGGGAAGCAACAACCGCATCCCCGATCACAGAGGTTGTGCTTGTCACTGACACCGATGCAAATGCGACAAGCACTGTCGCTAACACAATTGCCCGCGCACTTCTGGTCGGCATCGGTTCCAAGGGTGCAAGCGACACGCTGACCGTGACGTGGACTCAGACGTTGCTCGGAGCCTAAGCCGATGCCTGATTCATCGGTAGCAATTACCGCAGGGACTGGCACAGCCATTGACACAATCACCGCACCTAATGGTGATCACCGGCAGATCGTAATTGTTGGTGATCGTGGTGGTTACCGTGGACGCGCTGCCACGTTTCGCACACCCGGCAGGGCTGGCACAGCGGGTCAAAACATTTTCAGTATTCATAACGCGACGGGTTCAAGTGTTGTCGTTGACGTCCATAAAATAACGGTGGACTTTGTTTGCACTGTTGTCAAGGCTGTAACCATTTTGCCGCCCGTTGTCCGACTGCATAAGGTGACTGTCTTGCCAACTAACGGCACTGCGGGTACCAAGGTTGCTAAAGATACGGGTGATGCTGCAACATCGGCTAGCGTCACGGTCTTGCAAGACGCATCAGCAGACGGCACGAGTTCGGCCTCTACCCTCACCGCTACCTTGCCCGCTGGAACTTTTGTTACGCAAGAGTTCGCCGCGCGCTTAATCACGGCTGTGGGATTTGAAGCCGGCGACCGGATCGAATTCCTAGATGGCAGTCCAGTAACACTTCGACCATTGGAGGGGATTGTTGTTCGCTTGGACTATGTGCTTGCCACACAAAACCCGATCACTGACATGTGGCTCGTCACTTGCTTGTGGGAAGAATACCTACCATAGGAGAGGGTTAAACAATGATCCTTCTGCTACTACTTCCCGCAGGCACTTCGGGTTTATCTGCTGATCTAAACGACTCGCTCGGCATCACAGACTCTGCTACCGATGTTATTGCTGCGGATCGGACACAAGCCGATCCGGNTGGGTTAACCGATTCGGCTACCAATGTTGTTGCAGCCGCACGATCACAAGCAGACCCTGTAGGAATCAGCGACTCTGCGGCATCCTCACTCGGCTACGTCAGGACACAGGCAGACCCTGTTGGGTTAAGTGATTCGGCTACTAACATCCTTGCCGCTGAGCGCACAGTCATTGATCCGTTGGGTCTTAGTGACGAGGCTGTCAACATCCTTGCAGCCACACGAACTCAAGCAGACCCCGTTGGGTTAAGTGATTCAGCAACAGATGTTGTTGCCGTTGAGCGCGTGGTCAGTGATCCCTTGGGCGTTACGGACTCGGCTAATTCTGTCGTGTCCTTTGACCGCGCACCTGCTGATCAGATCGCTACCACAGACTCAGCAACAGTAAGTCTGGATTCACAGCGCGCACAACCCGATAGCGTTGCGCTCAGCGATACGGCGGGCGCGACACTCGCTTTCAACCGTGTACCCGCTGACAGTGTTGGGTTAACGGACTCGGCTAGTGGTGTCCTTGATTCGGGATCTGTTTCATATGACCGCACACAAGCAGACCCTGTCGGCATCACCGATTCCACAGCAACATTAGTTGTCTACGTTCGGTCAATCACCGAGGCTGTTGGGCTATCCGACTCTGCCACTGGTGTTATTGACTCGGGTGGCGTTTCCTACAACCTCACAGCGAGCGACCCTGTTGGGCTGACAGATGGCACCACACACGCGCGAGGTTTAGCGCCAACTGATCCTGCCGCTATCGCAGACTCAGCCACTTACTCATCCACCACGGAGAGAGTCCACGCCGACCCCGTAGGACTTACGGACTCAATCACCGCGGTGATGTCTCGCGTTGTCACGGTTGATGACTTCCTCGCAATCCTTGACAGCGGATCTGGTTTCACCGGGTATGCACCTAACCCGAGCGACCCAGCGGGAATCACCGACAGCGTTGCCTTTCAAACAAACAATCCACGCACCCAATTTGATCACCTCGGGCTTAATGATTCGGCTATCGCTGTACTTGACCGCGTGGTTACAGTCAACGACCTTCTCGCAATCGTCGAAGACCTGCTGGCTGAGAGTTCTGCCAACCCGTTCCCCTTCGCGCGAACTGCCGGGGATATGCGAACGGACACAACTGTCGGGGATATGCGAACGGATGCCACGACCGGCAATCTACGAACAGATGCAGCGGCGGGCAACCTGCGAACCGACAACACGACTGGCAACTTGCAACGCGAAACAACTAGCGGAGGACTGAGATGAACATAGACGATGACGCGCGACTTTATATTTACTGGGATGCAGTCCTGACTTTCAACCCGGCTGGCTCAACCGTCGAGCTGAAAATAGGTTTAACGAAATACCCAATGACCTGGCAGGGAAGCCCTGTTGGATCGGGTGATTCTTGGAAGCAGACAGCGCGAACAGATTCAATGTTTCGCGGCTCACTCGGAGGTAGTACAGGATCACCTGTCGCGCTCACTGTTGGACGACATATTGGGGAACCAATAGTAACTGTTGGTTCACAGGTAGTCCCTAGCTCGACCTCTATTCCCATAGATGTGAGGTGAACCTGCTCAAGAGATGTGTCAACTTTCGCACTTAATCGAAAGGAAAACCATGAGTCTTATTGACGATCTTGCAGCAGCAAGTAACAGCAAACGCCAATGCACTGTTTGCACAGCTTTGCTCAAACTACCGCCCAAAGAATCCGCTGCCTTACTTGATGCGATCAACAACCCTGACATCAGCATTGCCAGAATCGTTGTTGCNTGCCGGGATAATAATGTTCCCGCAGCCAAGGGTGCGCTGACTGAACACAGAAATAAGCGGTGTCCCAAAACATGAGTCTTAACGAATCACTAGATTCACTCAAGGCAGCGGCATCAACCGCGCAAGCCGTTACTAGCACACCGAAAGGTTGGGAGGCTGGGATCAAGTTTGAGCCAAACGGTTCACGCCTAGTTACCCTGCCCGCTGGCCCTGAGTTAGGCGATGAATCAACCTGGGCTGCTGCTGTGCAAGCTCTCGGGGTTAATGTCCCTGATGGGTTTCGTATTCGCTTAGTTGAAGCCAAGTTTGATCCGGTCGCCTGGACGCGAGATGACGCCGACCAAGCCAACGCCGTCACGCGAGCAGTGTGGCGTTACCGCTTTGTGGTTGAGGTCGCGCCGGCACAAATCCCTATTGACGATCTGCTCAAGGCTGTACGCAAACGCAAACCAGCCAAGGCTAAAGATGCACCCGAGTCATTTGTCTTTGTCATGGGCGACCTGCAACTCGGCAAGCCGGACGGTGATGGCAGCGCCGGCACAGTGCAGCGATTCTATGACTCCCTAGACCGAGCCTTGACCCGTTACAAGTACCTGCGCAAGGCAGGAATGGTAGACAAAGTTTGCCTGTCATTCGTTGGTGATTGTCCAGAAGGCACACAGAGTCAAGGCGGCAACTTAGTTGGTCGCTTGGATCTCACCCTCACCGAACAGATCAGAGTGCTTAGGCGCATTTT